CATCATTTACAATAATAGAGCACGTAGTACCTTTGATGTACATATCTTCATATATACTCATATTATCAATAACATAAGTTATTTCTATTGTTGTTTCTTGATTGTAATTTGTAAGAAATATTCTAAACGAATGTCCTACAGTAAAATCATTACTATCAGCCATTTTTTATCCACTATTTGAAGCAAATATATTCTCAACTTCTTTTTTTACTATGTTAATATATCTTCTATCTAAAATCTTTATATTTCTTTTCGCATCATTTTCTTCTTCATAATATTGATAAGCATCAATTTCTTCTCTATCAGATATTGATAATCCTGAATATGTGTTTAAATCCACTACAACATATCTCTTTGGTATAACTGTTCCATCATTTAAAACTTTTTGTTTAGTTAAAATCTTTCTATATTCATATACAGTACCTTGTGCATCACTGACACCTCCATATAAACTAATCATATATTTTTGAAATGCATCTTGTGTTAAAGGCCAATCATAATAAGGATCTATTATATCATTAACAAGAAAAATTACCCAGTCTAATGTTTCATCATCATAATACTTGAAAGCCATTAAGTCTGGTCTGTCAGAATCTTGTATTGTATATTCAAAATATATTGCTAAATTATGTTTTAGTATATCTCTTATTTTATACCTTGCTGTTATATTAGTCAACTGCAAAGGTAAATTATTTTTTTTCAAATCATAAGATACTTTTGGAAAAGGTCTAAAGTAAAATGACATTATCTATTAGCTCCCTCAATAGTTTCTCTTGTTACAATAGTTACTTCTTGGAAATCGCAACTAATTTTTACAACTGCTGGAGCTTTCATTTTTTTATCCGCAAATCCTGTTTGATTTGATGCATCATAGTATAATGGTGTACCCTCTCCATGATAATCAACTGAAAAATTCTTTAGTACACAATCACCATATGTATGGGTTAATTCATCATACTTTGTCTTGATACTAAATTGACTAGGATATTCAAATATATTATTTCCAAATTTACTACTATTAGCAAATCCAGGTGAACTATAATATTTAAAAAATCTTATTATTCTATTAATACTAAGACTTTCAATAAAATCTTTAGGACGTAGTTCCCATGAAAAATTAAACGCTCTAAAGTTTGGTGTTTCATATAACACAGCAAGGTGAGGATTTCTAGCTACACCAGCAACAGCTTCTGTAGCTTGTATACCTTTAGATAATTGATCACCAATTGCAACACCTGGTAAGTTTGCTAAAGATCCTGCAGCTAGTGGAGCAAAACCTTCAACTGCACTTATACCAGCAGATAAAGCAACTCCTGCTAAATTGATATCTTTATTAACATTTTCAATCATACCGCTTGCAGCAGTTGATATTTTTTGTTGACCTTGTTTAACAGTAGCTTCATTTCCTACAACATTAGCAAGACCTTCTACTAAGTTTCTTGCATTTGGTCCTACAGCTTGTCCAATTGCAGCTCCTATTGGTCCCAATGCAGCACCATCATTATACTGTTGAGCATATGAAGTTGCCAAGTTACTTGGTATTGGTAATATTACAGACTCAACTATAGCTTTTTGTCCTTCAGCTCTTGTAGCACCTGAAGCAGGAAATACATGTTCTTTATAAGCTCCAATTGTTATAAAATTATCTACAACTGCAATATTACCAGGAAATTTAGTTGGTCTATAATTACCTGGAATTGGATTATTAGTCAATGCAGCTAGTGGACCTTCTGCTGGAGCTCCAGCTCCTGGAAGCCTTTGATTAAATGACGCGTCATTTATATTACCTATCTGTTGACGATTACTTTGGTAGATGGTACTAGTTGGCATTATTAGTTGACTTTCTTAGTTAATTGTTATAAAATACCATATGGACTATTCAAAAGCCTATAAAGGTATATTTAAGCCAAAACACCCTCACAAGTATAAAGGTGATCCTACTAACATTATTTATCGAAGTTCTTGGGAAAAACAGTGTATGATTTATTTTGATAATAAACCAGATATTGTTCAATGGCAAAGTGAAGAATGGTTTATACCATATAGACATCCAATTACAGGTAGGATCCATAGATATTTTCCTGATTTTGTTATTAAGAATACAAAAGATCAAGTATATGTAATTGAAGTTAAACCATATAAACAAACTCAAGAACCTAAAATACAAAAGAAGAAGACGAGGCGATACCTTACAGAAGTTAAGACATTTGCGATAAATACCTATAAGTGGAAGGCTGCAAGAGAATATTGTGCAGCAAGGAAATGGGAATTTGTAATCTTAACAGAGAAAGAATTAAAGATTTAAATGGTCGCTTATATTTACAATAGATTAGTTGATAAAGGTATCAAATCTGGTCAGGTTCCAAACCTAACTAGAAGTGCTAGGAACTGGTTTAGAGATTTAGCTAGAACAACAAGAGTACAACCATCACAAATAGTTTCTAATGCACCTTCAGCTCAAATGACTAAACAATTACAAGTTGGGTTTATGTATCAATTTTTTTATGATCCAAAAACAAAAGACAAGTTACCTTATTATGATACTTTTCCTTTAATCTTTCCATTTAAGAAAGCATTTACAAGAAGTAGAGCATCAGAAGATGGAGCATTTTATGGAATCAACTTACATTATTTAGATTTAAGATTACGAGCCAAGTTAATGGATAATTTATACACTATTTCAACTGATAAAAAATATGATGAGGACACACGTATTAGACTTAGCTATCAAATGCTAAATAGTGCTAGCAAGTTTAGATTTTTTAAACCTTGTATTAAGCAATATTTAATGAGTCATGTAAGAGGTAGGTTTATTAAAATTAATTCTAATGCTTGGGATGTTGCTTTATTTTTACCAACAGAAAGATTTAGAAAAGCTAATAAAGGAAGAGTTCACAGAGAAAGTAGAAGGATGATAGCATAATGGCTAATACAAAAGTATCTCCAGATGGAAGATTAACGCATAACGGAACAATTAATAGAGGTGGTGTTGCTAAGTCATCTCATTTTATGCTTACATTTACTGCACCATCTTCTGGTGCTTTTGCTGGTAGAACATTAAAAAATGATATAGGTTTAAAATTTTTAGAAGAAAAAGGTAAAATAGTTACTTGGGAGCAAGAAGGTCTAACAAATATTGCTTTTAGATGTGAAAGAATTACATTACCTGGAAGAATTATTATAACAAGTTCATATAAAGAAGGCAACTATGGATTGAATAGAGAGTATCCAACTAATGCTGTATACCAACCAGTAGATGCAACATTTTTAATGTCTTCAGATTATAGTGAAAAGATATTTTTTGAATTGTGGCAAGACTTAATAGTTGGCCATACAAGAACCCAAGGAGATGTTAACCCACGAGCTAGTACAAAAGATTTAAATTATATTTCTAATTTTACATGCCAAATGCAAATACATTGTTTTGATTCTGTTGGAGGAAGAGGAGGTAGTCCAACATTACAACAAGGATATTCTTGTACTTTACATGAAGCATATCCAAGAACTATTCAAGATATTCAATTAGATTGGGGTGCTAATGATCTTGTAAGATTGAATGTAGTATTTGACTATAAATATTTTGAAGATCAACAACTTCGTGAGATTTCATCTGCAGCTACAGAAGAGACTGGTGGATTTCTTGCTAGAACTGGGTTAGGTGCTGGACTGGGAGCATTGGGAGGTAGAGCAATAGCTGGTCTATCACCAACGACACAATCATCAATTACAGGATTGGTTACAGCAGCTCCAAATGCGTTGAGAGTTGCTTCTAAATTATTTTAATCATAGGAGTATATAATGAGTTTACCTCAGATTGTTACACCGGAGTTTTATACAAATCTCCCATCAACAAAAGAAAAAATAGCTTTCAGACCATTTTTAGTAAAAGAAGAAAAGATTCTTTTAATGGCTCAAGAAGGTAAAGACAGACAAGAAATTCAAAGAGCAATAGTACGTATTTTACAAGCGTGTATTAAAACACCACTTGATGTTGATACACTACCTTTGTTTGATGTAGAGTGGTTGTTTTTACAATTAAGAGCAAAAAGTGTTGGAGAAGTTGTAGAATTAAATGTAAGGCATGTAGAAGATGAAAGTTGTAATCACTTAAATGAAATACAACTATCATTGGAAGACATAAAAATTGAAGTACCAGAAAAACAAAATAATATTATTATGATAGATGATAATGTGGGCATAACAATGAAGTATCCTTCTTTATCATTAGTATCAAATATAGATTTTGAAAATGAAAAATTATCAAATACTTTTGAACTAATAACAAATAGTGTATATAATGTCTTTGATAAAGAAAAAGTCTACAATGATTTTACTAAACCAGAAATAGATAAATTTATTGAAGATTTGGATCAAAAACATTTAATAAAATTTATGGATTTTTTTAAAAGTTTACCAAAGTTAAAACATGATTTAAAGTATACATGTAGTAAATGTGGTAAAGAAGTTACTCATAAACTTGAAGGGTTGGTGGATTTTTTTTTATAAGTTTGAGCCATGAAACACTAGGAAACTTTTATCAAACAAACTTTTCTATGATGCAACACCATAAATATTCATTAGAAGAGTTGGAAAACATGATACCATTTGAAAGAAAGTTTTATTTGTCCATGCTAATAGATTATATTGACAGAGAAAATGAAAGAATTGCTAAACAAAATGAAAGGAAGTAAATGTTACCTCTAGCAGCAATTGGAACTGGTTTAGCTACAATAGGTGGTGCCTTATTAACGGGTGCTGGCAGTGTTGTAGGCTCAACAGTTGGATCCTTAGCAGGTAGTTTAATTAAAGGAACAATTGGTGCTGGTGCTTCAGCAGTTGGTAGTGTTGCTGGTGCTTTAAATCCTTTTGGTGGGGATGATGATAATCAAAAAGAAAATACAGCTGAAAGAATTACTCCTCAATCAACAGAAACAGAAAATAGATTTACAGGAATGCCAGGAAATGCTCCCGCTGTAACAAGAAGAGGAGTACCTGCTGGTCAAAGTAGAAGTTTAAGTTTACGTCCATCTGATTCAGGATCAGCAACCAGTCAAAAAATTAATCCAGCTATAGCTATACTATCAAGTATAAGAAGTATGCTGGGTACAATATCAACAAATGTATCATCATTATTAAAGTTTGCTGAAGCTGAAAATGTTCGAAGTGAAGATCAAGAAGGTAGAAGAATAGAAAATAGACTTGAAGATGAGAGACGAGAAGATCAAGAAAATGCTCAAAAAAAACCAGGATTTATTTCAAGAACTATATCAAAGGTTGGAGAAAAAGGTGTGGGAGGATTGATAGGTTTATTAATTAAAGGTGTTGCTTTTTTCTTTGGTATATCATTCTTAAAAAAATATATGGATAAAAATTTTCCAACTCTTATGAAACCAATTAATGAATTTCTTGGACAGTTTGGTAGTTTGTTTACTAACTTGAAAAATAGTATTACAAATTTATTTGAAGGTGATACTGAACAAGCTATGATAGATGGGAAAGCAGCCTTAAAAGATGGAACAGGTTTAATTAATAAAGCAATTAAATTTTTAAGTACGAGTATTGATAAACTTTTAAACTTAGCTGGATTTGAGAGTTTACGTTTATATGAGAAAGGTCTTAGTTTTTTTCAAGATCAAGTTAAACCAAGATATGATGCATTTATAAAAGATATAAAATCATACTTTTCTAATTTACAAGGTGAAACTACAATGGAAAGAATAGGAGAGACATTAGAGGATGTTATTGTGACTGTTTTAGCTAGCATACGAAATTTTGTAGGAAAGTATCTTACTTTTGACAATCTGAGCAGAATTTATCAAAAATCAAGTTTAGAAAATGAAAAAAGAGAACAACTTAGTCAGTTGCCTGAAGAAGCTGGTACTAAAGAAGGTTTACAAGAAGTATTTGAAGAACAATTAAGATCTAGTAAAAAAGACGGAAGGGATTTGTCTGGCTTAGATTTGGATAAATTACGAGATGAAAATTATCAAAAAAGAGAAGGATTTCAGCTAGCTTTAGGAAAAAATGCCTCAGCGTTTGATCCAAGATTAGATCAGTTAAATGAAGAACAATTAGAGATACTTAGAAAATTAGAGGCCATGGAAATAAGTAATAAAAAGTATGCAATAAAGAAAAATTTTACAGAAGGTATGCTTAAATTAGATAATCCAGAGGTAGGTACAAGTGTAATTCAAAATATGTTAAAAAGAGAATTGAATCCAACTCCATTTGATAATAATAATCCAGAGCTGGAAAAAATAAGTAGTAATCAAGGTACTAATCTAATAAGAAAAAGTACTCAATTAACTAGTATTAGTACTCAAAATGTATATAATATCAACACAGATAGTAGAGATCAAAAACAAATTGTAACTAATACTGTTGCAAATGTTGGAAGCAGAGGGGGCACTAGTGGACCAATATCTGTTGAAAATACAAATCTTGATCCTAGTGCCCGTTCATTTGTTTAATCGTCGATTAACTTCTTAAACATATCCATTTCATCTGTATCAGAATCAGGAACAGGCATCATTGGTGCTTGTGCTGGAGTTACAGACTTAGGTTTTGGAGGAGTAGTTAACTCAGTTTGTTCTGCTGTAGTTGT